CGCTGTCCGGCCGGCGAACGTTCACGATGCCGCCGAGGCGGTTGTCGAGAAGCTCACGCGGGTTCATCAAGCCACCATTGACCACAGCGTAACGCGGGTTGGTGGTGATGGCCGTATGGTCGAGCACGCCGCGGAAGAGGACCGTGTTGGCGTTCTGCGTGTGGATCACGCGGGCCGCGAAGTTGTGGCCGTAGAAGACGTGAGGCAAAGGAAGCGGCACGTAGGCCAGGAACGGGGCCTTGTCGACCTCCTGAGGCTCCTCGAGGATCTTGCCGCCTGCGTGGAGGATCTTGTAGAGACGAGCGCCCTTAGAGCTGTCGATCTCCATACGCACGTAGCTCTCGTACAGGACGATGTATTCCTGTGAGCTGTCGATGGGATCGGTGTCTGCGTCGTTGCTGTGCGTCGGCGAGTTGCGCGCGAGCACCTCAGGGCTGAACTGCAGCTCCTTGGCCTCGTCGGCCGGCAGCGACATCACGATGGACTTCTTGATGCCCATCTCGATCAGCTCCGCGCGCGTCTTGGGCGTACGGTGGCCGCAGTACTTGGCGTCGAGGATGCAAGTGGCCAGGGGCTCGATCAGAAACTCTTCGGGAGCGATTGGATCGATGCAGGTCTTGCTGACATCCTTCTTGCGCGTCAGGGTGCCCGAGAAGCCTCCGGTGGCCGGATCGAGGTCGGCGTTGAACTCGTCGACGTCGTCCTGGGAGGCCAGAGCGTGCGCGTCCTCATACGAGATGGGACCGAACGTCTCTTCGGCGTAGTCGTATTTCTTTTCCCAGTAGATCTTCGCGATGCCTGCACGGGCCGTGAGGCCGTCGTACATGACGCTGCTGAAGATGTTGAAGCCGGGGTTGGCGCGGAAGATGACGTAGGACGCATACTCGGTTGCGACCCGGCACATCTCGGCATTCATGTCCTGATCAGGATCGAACTGCGCGATGTGGTCGCCGCCTGCGAACACCTCCAGCAGCTGAGAGCGCTGCATCTCCACGCTGTCGAAAACGTCGGAGGAGACGTAAGAGCTTGAGCCCTCGCTGGTACGCTTGGGCAGATCGCCGTTGATGTAGCGGGTGACGCGTTCACGCTCTCGGGCGAGGCGGCTGTCGAACCAGCTAACACTGCTTGTCGATTTCGCGGAGACCTTGGCGTATATCTCCTCGAACGTTAGAATAGCTGGCTTGGTCGCCATTAAGGTCCTAAGTATTCAATTGCTTTGGAAAGGATGTCGGCACTATCGCGGGCGTGTCCGAGTAGATGATTACATCGGGCGCACAGGATGCCCCGAACCAGCCCGGTGCTGTGGTCGTGGTCCGTGTGCCAAGTGCGGCGATCGTTATGCTTGGCAGAGCCGCATATGGCGCAGACGAAGCCTTGGGCAGCAAACCGCTCGTCCCATTCGTCCTGCGTGATCCCGTAACGGGTCTTTAAGGCGTAGCCCTTGCGCCTGTGCGCATTGCGTTGACCGTACGCCTTGTTCTGCGCGATGATGCGCTCGCGGTTGTCAGCATATCGTCTTCTGTCGCGCTCGCGCTTGCGCGCCTTTTTATCTTCGTCAGATAGCTTCAGTGTAGAAGTCATCACTCACTTCAACAGGACGCCATTTACCCTCGTGGACATACGCAGCGATGGCCAACGCCATAACTGTGTCATCGTGCGTGCCGGCCTCGGCTTCCATCTTGCCGTTCTCGCTGACCACGAACGTCTTCATCTCTTTGAGGGTCGTTTCGTCATTGATTTCGATTTCACGCTCACGGTCGAGAGCGCGCAACTTGTCGATAATCAGAGGCTTGGACGCTTCACTCGTGAAGAATCCGAGCTTGATCGTGTCGCGGTCGGCGTCTAGCGTTCCTTCCGTCTGCTCTGTGTAGAGGTACGGGTAGTTGCTATCGCGCAGCGCGACACAGGTGACCAACCCGTGATTATTCCTCTCAGGAGCGATGGTGGCGCTGTTGTAGTGGTAGCCCAGCGTCTCAAGGATCTTCGCGAACACGTCGGGGTGGCAGAGGCCACGCCACACGGCGACTTGGCGCATCTGGCTGTCGAGGATCTGGGCGACACTCGGGTCCCCGTCCTTCTTGCCTTTGATGCCCTGGCGCAGGCCCATGCCCACGTCGGCGCCGATCACGTACGATTCCTTCGGGTCGAGCGGTCGGTAGACCTTCAGCTCACCACGGGCATGCTCTCGGAGCACTCGCAGCGGCAGCGGTCGGCCGTTCTTCTCGTCGTAGGTCTCTTCGACAGCCATGATCGTCTCGGGAGCCTTCGGGGTGCGAAGGCGCTCGGTGACGTACTCGTTGTTGAAGATGGGGCGGCCGGTCGAGAGGAAGGCCTCTTCGGCGGTCGCCGGGTATTCTTGCTTGAACAGGTCGAGCCCGTTCGTCGCCACCTTCTTACGACGCCAGTAAAGTTGGTCGTTGGAGGTGAGCCCTTTATCGGAGAACGCTGCGATCAGGTCCTCTTCCTCGGGCGTCCGCTTGAAGTCAGCAGGCGCAGTCTCGCGATACTCGGCACTCTCGTACCACGCAGAGAAGAACAGCTCGTAGCCGTTCCAGTGCTGGTCGGCGCGGTCGGCGCCTTGAGCCATCTCGTAGAACTTTCCGGTCACACCTTGAGCAGTGCTTTCCAGAAAGATGAACGTGCCACTCTCTTCAGGGATAGCCTGGACGAGACCGTTGAAGTTGTTGTTGGCAAATGCGGGGGGCCAGAACGCTACCTCAGAGAGGTGAGCGAACGTGAGCATTTCACCGCGCGCAACACCGCGACCACCAGCAGTAGCAACGCGAAGCGCACTGTCCAGTTTGTCAAAAACGAGTTCTGACCGCGATGAGTATTTCGTCGAAGGGCGTACGATGTCGGGAACATTGTCGTGGATACGCCGGTACATGTCGAACAGCGACGTCGTGCTCTCACTCTCGTGAGCCATGACGAGACCCTTCTGGGCCTTGCGCTGAGACAGCCACCAATATTGAAGGGCCGAGATGACGGTGGAGAGGCCCTGCTGTCGCGCCTTAAGCACGACCATGCGGACCTTGCCGTTGTGCTCTAACTGGGCGAGCACGCGCTCCATGAAGCGCTCTTGCACGCGATTGAGAACGAGCGGGGCAATCTTGCCCTGCTTCGTCCTGATCTTGATGCAATGGCGCGCGTAGAACGCGAAGTCGTCGTAGAGCCGCTTGCGAGCCTTCTTCTGGCTCTCAGTCAGCTCCTCAGTCATCGCCGCGGATGATCTCGTCGAGGAAGTCCTCGGCCTTGTTGAGCGTCAGCTTGGACTTGCTCTCGGGCTTCGACTTCGTGAAGTTCAGCACGGTGTTGATGTACTGGATCTTGGTCTTCTTATCGCCGGGGCCCACCGCGTAAACGAAGGCTTCTCGCAGCGCAGCCTTGGCCATGCCCGCCTCGGTCGCGGGGACGCTGACGGCGCTTGTCGAGCCGTCCTCATTGAGGACCTGCACGAGTTCGTCGTCGGGCGGCAGTTCGCCTTTGTCTTCCATGATTTTGATAAACCTATCGGCTAGTTCGTTCGCGCGGTCCCATAGGGGCTGCACGGATGCGCGGGTGTGTCCCCAGGGGATCCCCGCGTTCGAGTATTTCTCGGGATTGACCTTGAGGTCAGCGATGCGGTCAGCGTCGCGCTTCTTCATGCGCTCGCGAAACTCTGGGTCCTCCCACTGCGCCTTCTTGAGGGCGCTGATGTCGGGACGCGGGCGGCAACGCTTGTCTACTCGGCCAAAGAGGGGGATCTTTTTGATCTTGACCCCCCTCACGGTCTTATTGGTCATTCTTTCCAAAGCTTCAGCAGCGGAGCCACGGCAGCGTGGATGGCCTGCTTGGTCGCAGGGTCCATCTTGGCCGTCCAATGCGCGAGGTGGCGCTGGACGTCCTTCTGGCTGTGGCTGTGATCGATCTGGTGATAGAGCTTGCCGATGGCAGAGCTGTCGACGTCGTTCGCATCACCTGCGACTTCTTCAAGCCGGTTGCGCAGCGTGGAGCGCCGGAACTTGATGTTCTTGGCGTACTTATCGCGCAGACCCGGAGCGTAGTCGGCGACCTCACGCGCTGACACCTGATCGTCGCTGAGACCCCTGCGGGTCAGCAAATCGTCAGAGATCGGCTCGTAGGTGGCTTCGGCCTGCGGCGCTTCCTTAGGCGCCTCGGGGGCGGCCTTGGGCTCGGGCTTCGGCGCCTTGACCTTCGCGGCTGCGGCTTTCACCTTGTCGGTGGCGGCCTTGGCTTCAATCTTGGCTTTCGCCAGCTCGGCCTTGTGGGCTTCCCGCTGTGCGACTTGCTGCGCCTTCACAGCAGCAGCTTCCGCCTTGATCTTCGCACGGTCGGCCATAGCCTGCGCACGTTCGGTCGCGGTCTTCTCACGCTCTGCTGCCTTGGCGGCGGCCTTCTCTTCACGCGCGGCCTGGGCTTCTGCCTGGGCCTGCTCACGTTCGGCGACGTCCGCGCCCGTGTACTTGCGCAGGGCGTTGGCGGCGCTCACGAGCTGTGAGGCTCGCTTGCCCACCATCGGGTTCTGCGTGACGTCGAGGGGCGCCTCTTCCACCAGGGGAGACTGGAGGCCGGCGACCGCGGTGCGGGCCTGCTCCTTCTCGCGGATCTCCTGAACCTTCGCGTGGCCGCCCATGATGTTCTTGGCGGTCTTCGTGATCGAGGTCGGAAGATTGAGCGGGTCTATCTGCGGTGCCTGGGGCTCCGGCGCAGGGGGCTGCGCCTTCTGCATCAGGGCGGCGTGCGCCATCGTCTGCACGATCAGCGGGTCGAAGCTGGCAGGCGCGGCCTGAGGGGCCTGCGGGGCCGCCTGCTGGGGCACGGACTGCTGCGGGAGGGGCTTCGGGCCCCACGGTCCTTGAGCTTGCCCGCTGGGAGGCGGGGGAGCAGGAGGCGCAGGGGTCTGCTGCGTGGGGACCCGAAGCTGAGCGTTGCGGTCGGCGAAGTGTTCAGCGAACGTCTTCGCGGGCGAGCGCATGCCCGTGAGGTTGTCGACCATCCGCGCGGCGCCATAGGTGCCTGCGAGGGCCCCGCCGAACAGCGGGTTGCTGGTGCCGAGCAAGTGCATGCCCAGGGCGGTCGCTGCAGCACCACCGGCTAGACGCGCGGGGTTCAGCAGGAAGCCTAGGTTCTTGTCCATGACGCCCGAGAGACCACCGGCCCAGCCGCGGTTGCTGTGACCGCCACGCTCCGCTGCCATGTCGGCAACGTGCAACGTGCGCGCCAGCAGAGCCGTATTTGCGCCATCTGGGGCGCCGGCTGTCTCGCTGTCGATGCGGGCGATCTCGGCCGGGGTAACCTTCTCGCCGCGCTGGAGCGCGCTGAGAGTGTTCTGCGCTTCTTGCGACAGGCTGACTTGCTTGCCGACGTTGGACGCGGCAGTGCCGAGTTCGTTCTTGAGGTCGGCCACAACACGCTGGTGCGCGCCTTCGTCGGCCTTCGCGTTACCGAGGTCGCCGTTGCCGGCTGTTTCGAGCCGGGTTGCGTAGTTCTTGGACGCGGCTTCGTTCTCTCCGATATACTTGCGGAGGGTGCCTGCACGGACGAGGTCGCCGCCGAGCGCCGGAGCGGCGAGGGCGCCTGACGTGACACCACCAGTGATGGCTGCGCCGCCCACCCGCGAGGGGTCGACGGTGAGGCCCTGGTCGGTGCCGGCCGTGGTGCCAACCTGCGAGGCGAGGTCTGACGCAGCGCCGCCAGCGACGCCCGAACCAACGGTGGTCAGGGCCTTCGTGAGTGCGCTCGCCGCCGCTTGACCGCCTGCACCAGCGACCTTGTTGAGTCCGGGGACGAGGCGCGCCGCGGGGACTGCGCTGGCTGCGGCGCCTGCGCCGGCCGTGAGGTTACCGATGACCTTGTCGGTGGTGCTCGGCTCCTCGTGGCCGTTGTTGGCCGCGCGTTCCTTGATGGTGTCGCCAGAGGACATGAGCCAGCCCAAGCCCGTCGCGCCCAGGAGGGCCGCGGGGATCTTGAACTTGCCAGGGGCCATGGCCGCCGCGGCTTTACCGCCTGCGATGGCTGCGCCCATGCTGGGGACGTTCTCAGCAATGAGCTGTCCCCACTGGCTCGGCTTGTAGGGATCGGCCGGGACGTAGTTCGGGTCGCGCTTGTCGAAGCCGTCACCGAGACCGAAGTTCTGCTTGGCGGTCTCAGCGATGCCGTGCGCGACCTGGGCCACGCCGTGCTTCGCGCCGGCCAGAGCGCCAGAGGGCTCGGGGGCCTTGCCTGCGAAGTGCGCCAGGATTTCGCTGTCGGCGTACCCGGCCTCCTTAGCAGCCTTGAACTGATCAGGTGCCTTGGAGGTCAGGTGGTCGACAATTTCAGCGTCAGAATAGCCGGCTGCGCGTGCAGTCTCAATGGCGGTTGGGTCGATCTGCAGTCCGGCCATTCGTTTCCTATTTGAAGATTGAGTTTAGAGGCGGTCGTTTGCCGGGGGCGGGCTTCGCAGCGGCGGCGGGGGCTTTCGCCTCAGCTTCGCCACGAGCCTTGTCTTCTGCGGCCCACTTCGAGCCCAACGCACCAATCTCACCGCGGATAGACGGGCGGTAGATGTTGTCGGGGCTGCTCTGCAGATGGGCCTGTCGGGCAAGGTCAGCCTCTTGGGCGCGCTGTATCGAGCGCTCGTAGATGCTGAGGAGCCGCTGGTTGGCCTCGGGGCTGTTGTCCAGAGACGTGGTCATCTGCTGGACGAACTTGCGGTCGCTGTCCGAGAACGAGCCGGGGAGCAGTTTGCCGCTGCCGGTGTCCTGCACCAGCTTGAGAGCAAGCTTGTTGCTGAGCGCGCGCGCGATGTCGCCGTCTGCAATGTTCTGGGCACCTGACGTGTCGCCTGTGACGCCTGCGTAAAGCTTGCGGGCGCTCTGAACCCAATCACCGCCCTGGCCCTGATAGACTGCCGGGTTGGAATAGACACGCTTCAGCTCTGCGACGTCACCCGACATGCCGTTAGCGTTGGCTGCTGCGGACGCGATGCTGTCGCCGTATTCTTGGTTGGACTTCGCGGAGGCCTTCTTTGCCTCGTCGACGTACGTGTCCGCCTCGGGCTTCGCGTAGTTACCCTGCAGGGGCTTCATCTGCCCCTTGGTGTTCATGAGGACCGACTGGCCGTTCGGGAATGTGTGGATGGACCACGAGCCCTGGTCGGTGGGGGCCTTCTTCATCGACGCCTGTTGCGCGATGAGCGCCTTGGCCTGATCGGGATTGCTGATGCCGGCGAGCGAGGACGCGATGCCCATCAGGCCATCGTAGGTGTTGTCGCCGACGTTGAGGCCGAAGAGGCCCTGCTTGGCTTCCGGGGCCAGCGCACCGGGGCCGAGCGTGCTGTCAGCACTGAGTGCGGGCATTGATGCTGTTTTCTCTGTTGGAGCGAATGCGGTCGTGAGGGCGCCAGGGGATTCAGATGAACCACCTGCGCCGCCGAACTGCGCCATAAGCTGGCGCGCCGAGGCCATGCGCTGCGAGCGCGTCGCGCCGTCAGAGCGCTCGTAGAGAGCGTCCCATGCGTGCGCGGCCTCTTCAGGCGTCTTGGCGGCCTGGAGCGCGCGGTAGGCCTTGTTCTCGGAGCCGTCCAGCTCTTCACGCATGAAGGCCTGCTGTCCCTCGACGGTCTGATAGTCTGGACGGGCCTTCAGGCGCGCGAGGCGATCACCGCGCCACTGCGCAGTGCCCCAGGCGGTGCCGTTGTCGCCGGTCGGACCCCATGGACTGAGATCCTGACCGCTTTCGTGGACGAGGTTTCCGACAATGCCGGCCGCTTGATGCGGGGCGAGCCCGAGGCCGCCTGCTTCACGGGGCTGTTGGGCCCAGGTGAGCCACTGAGTGGCGCGGTTCGGGCTTCCGATCATGCTGCTGTTGCTTTCTCGTAGTCGACGATCATGTAGGAGCCGAAGTCTTCAACGGCGTCGGGCTTAACGCGCTCGACGTCCTGGGCCATAACGCCCATCTGGATCTTCGACGTGCCCCGGTAGCGGAAGGTGTACACAGGCAAGCCGTTGTCGAGCGTGCCCACGCGCTTAATGTCTGTCTTCAGCCGCTCGTCGGAGAACAGCTTCGCAGCACTTGCGCCGGCGCCAAGGAGGCCACCGATGGTCTCGAACGCCGAAGGGGTCTTCGTGGTCGTCGAGGAGCCGGTGGTCTGTCCGCCCCAGTTGTTGGAGCCGATGATGCTCATGAGGCCCTGGAGGGCGGCGTAGGGAGACTGCGTGCCGCTCTGGAACTGGGCGTTCTGGTTGTCGAGGTTCGCCTGCTGCGCCTGCTGCTCGCCGGACGCACCGCCCGTGGCGAGATCGTACAGACCCTTCTGGTCGTTGATCGCGGAGGAGGAGGCGTTGACACCGGAGTTCGCGGCGTTCGTTCCGGCACCCGCCGCGCCCGTGAGGGCACCGAGGGAGTTGGTGTTGTTGGCGTTGGCGTTGTTCGAAGCGAGCTGGAGGCCCTGCTGATACGCCTGGGACCTGAGCGAAGCTCCGAGGTCGGCTGACTGCTGCGCGAGGCCGCGCTCAACAAGGCCCTGGGCGATGCCAGCGCGGGAGCTGTTGGCGTTGCCGGAGCCGGCTGCGGCCTGATCGATGCCAGGAAGCGTGACGTCGCGGGCCGTCTGGCGCGCGTTGAGCATCGCGTTGTTGACTTGCGCGTCGATGTTCTGGCCGGAGACGTACTGGTTCGCGGCGTCGCTGATCGACTGCGTGTTGTTCAGCTTGGTCGGGTCGTAGTTCGTGAGGCCGGAGAGGGCCCCTTGGGTCGCGTTGGTGCCTGCGGTCTGCAGCGCGCCGCCCGTAGCGGACGTGCCGGCAGTCGAGGTGCCCGTGCCGTAGCCGAGCATCGACTTGAACACACCCAACTGGTCGGGCGTGAACTGCGCGACGAAATCTGTGGGAGCTTTGGCCTGCGAGGCCTGACCATAAGCGGTCTGGGCCTTGCCGAATGCGTCAGTGAGCGCGGCGGCCTGCGGAGCCCACGGGGTCGTGTTCTCGTTCTTGGAGGTCTCTTGAGTAGACGAGCCCATGTGGGATCCTAAATTGTGTGAGGCGCTCTGGTTGAGCTACGCCGCACCGGTCGCGTTACCGGGTGCAGCGGCGGGGTCGGCCCGCATCTCCTCAAGCTGTGTGAATGTAGAGAGGGCGCTCGATGCCGTCTTGGCAGAGCACCGTCGAATAGGGACGCCAGCCCATCAGGGTAACAAACTTGACCCAGCGAGGGTCGTCCTGCATCGGGCTGGCGAAAAGCGGCGCGGTGACGATACTGCGGAAGACCGCCCAGTCATGTTGTATGCGCCGGAGTGCTGATAGGGACCACTTGTGTACGCGGAGATGGGCGAGGAGCATTTGCGCTCCCGCCCCATCCCGGTATTCGTCGAGTTCGAACGTGCAGTAGTCCGTGTCGTGCGCGATGTGGCGCTTAACGAAGTCCATTGTGCCACTTCAGGCGCGGCGATAGCGCCACGTAGAAGAAGCGCGTGCGGAAGTTCACGTGGATGTTCGGAAACTGGCCCTCGTTGAGAGAGAAGGCCCATCGCTTGGCGTACGAGACGCCGCCACGTTTGTGCTGTGTGATCATGTCAGCCCGTGTGCTGTGAGGATCGCTTTGATCTGCTCAAGCTCAGTGATGATGGACTTGATGCTCTGCGAGATGGACGCGAGTTCGGCCTGCAGATACTTGGGACTGCCGGCTTCGATGGTGCCCATGGGCCGAGGGACGTACGTGGGGGCCTTGATGATGGCCATTAGCGCCCGCCTGTGGTTCGGATGTCGAGGTCGAAGCCGGTGAGCGTGAAGCTGCGGTAGTCAGGCCACAGGAGCTTCAGTGCGAGCCAGCGGCCCTCGGTGTTCACGTCGACCTTGTAGTTGTCGCGGCCATCGTAGAGCTGATAGTCGCCGTAGACGGGCTCGTCGCTGTTCGGGTCATCTGAGGAGCCCGCGGCGATCTGCAGCGAGTTGCCGCCACTGGTGTCGACACGGGCCTGCGGATAGATGGAGCGGAGCAGTTTGTACTGCCGCAGCTCGGCACCAATCTCGTCGAGGTCGAGGCCTGTGCGCTCAAGGAAGACCGGAGCGGTGGCGTTAGGGTCCACGGGGTACGGGGCGACCGAGCCAGGGCCATACACGTCGAACGCATATAGGGTTGGCTGGAGATTATACTCGGTAGAGCCATCACCAACACAGACGGTGACGCGCTTGCCGCCGTCTTCCTGATCCTGATACGAGCCGCCGACGTCTTCGTAGCTGGCGGTTGCGGTCGCATAGGTGAGCAGGTTGGACACCGGGCCGTCATCAAACGAGAAGATGGACGGCATGTCGTCGAACGTCCAAGACTTGGTCGACAGATTGTAGACCGCGGCGCGATTGCAGCCGTTGACGTTGCTGAACTTCACTAGCGGGTCCGACGACACGTAGCCGAACGAGATCTCGTTGAGCCGCGGGTTGAACTGCACGAAGCACTTGTCGGCCTGCGAGATGTTCAGCGAGCCGTAGATGAAGTCGCGCGTCTTCTCGTCACACAGGCTCTCCTCGGAGATGCCATCGTGAACCCAGATGTCGTCGATGCCGAAGCAGTAGTTCTTGCCGTCCAGCTCAATCGAGCAGTTCGTGCTCAGAACGCCCTTCGCGGAGGACAGCTTGGTGTAGCTGTAGACGAACGTGGAGCCATCGGCGTGCATGCGCCATGCTTCGCGCTGGCCATAGATGATCAGGTCGCTACCTAATTGGCAGGCATCCATGATCTCACCGTCCATCGACTGGAGGATGTTCTCGGTCGCGAGGGTCGCAGGGACCGTGATGTCCCACGAGGCCGGGTATTGGCCGGTCTGCACGATGGACGAGGTCTTCACCATCGTCGGGAAGCTCGTGGCGCCCTTGGTCACGTTGAGAGCAACGACGGCGCCGCCGCACTGCGCGATGATACGCGCGGACCACGTTGGGTCCCACTTGTCAGCCGGTGATGCGTAGGTGGCCGCGCTGATATCCGCGAACTTGTTCGTGTCGGGCAACAGGTACCACGGAGGATGATCCTCGCGGTTCACGTAGACCAAGTTACCGATGGTGTACGAGGTCCAGTGTGCATCAACGGCGCTGGGTGTGTAGCCGACAGGGGAGTAGTCGGTCTCGACCCCGTTGGCGTAGTAGTACACACGACCGGACTGATAGCCCAGGAAGAGGTCGTTGTTGCTGTTGCCGATGCCTGCGGTGAATGCGTAGCGGGGAGCTGTCTCCGCCAGCGGCTGTTTAACAGCTCTGAACACCGGCGCTGGGGTGATCTTGTTGTTTCGGAAGCGGACGTTCACACCCGAGGAGAATGCACCGACAGGCAGGCTGTAAGGGTCCTGGTCCGTGACAATGCCATGCGTGGCTAGGTCGCGTAGTTTAACTAGAGGCACGGAGGATCCCTAAAGGAGAACACCAAAGGCCCTAGTATACTTAGGGTAATCCTTATTGGTGTTATTTGATGATTATAAAATATTCAGCTTTGGGAGTACGTAAGGAGTCTAGAGGAAACACTAGGATCACTAGGGCTCCTCTTACTCCTCATGCCAAAGCAACAGCCACGGCGGACTTAATGGCGACCTTCCGGCTGTCGATTTCAGCTTCGGTCATCGAGACCACCTGTGCTGGCGAAAGCCCTAATGCTCTCGGGTTGATCCCAATCTGACGTAGGCTGACACCGAGATCCCGCTGGTTCTTCCGCAAGGCTCTCGGGTTTGTGCCCAGGGCTCTACTCGATCTTTGCATTTGCAATGGTCCTCATTGGTCCGCGGCGACCGATGCGAAAAGGATCAGGTCTTGAGCGTGAACACGAAGGCGATGGCCTCCGGGCGGGTCTCGGTGGTCCCAGTGTTCGCTGGGGTGCTCACGGTGACCGTGTGGTTGTGCGTAGCGGAGCGGCCAGACGTGGTGCCGCTAAAGCTGTGGGTGTGGCGCGTAGATGCGCCGGAAGTGACTTCATCCACGCCGCCAGGAAAGCCACCCGCAGCACCACCGGCGTTACCCGCACCGCCGTTGTAGTTGCGCGAAAGGTGGGTGTGGTCAGGGCTGTCGACACCGGTCGTTCCGGAGAACGTGTGCGTATGCTCCTGCGTCTCCGCAGCAGTCGTCGGGGTCACGTCAGGATGCGTATGGGGCCCCACGGTGTTCGCTTGGGTCGCAAGGGCCGCAAGGGCCGCGGTGCGTGACCGCGGGAAGCGGCCGGCCGTGTACATGTCCGGCACAGTGAACGTAGACCCCACCGCGCCGAGGAAGGCCGCGAGGTCCGGATAGTCTGCGGTGTTGTAGGTCGCGCCGTTCAGCTCGACGTAGTCCTTGCCGGTGTCAGCAGTGACCTTCGCGAGCGACGGGGGCTCCTTGGGGAACACGCACAGCATGCCGGTCGGTGTGCCGCCCTTGAGCTTGCCGCCGGTCACCGAGATCACGCCAGGGGCGGACCTGTAGAGCCCCAGGGTGGGCTCGGCGGCGAAGGCATACGCGGGCTTGGTCGAGGTGCCGGCCGCGGGGATCAGCTGGTTGTCGCTGTTCGTGAGCTGGCCGGTGTGGGCGAGGGTGCCCTTAACGGCGCTCTTGATGAGGCGGATGTGGTCGTCGGCGCCGGCCAAAGGGTCCGAGGCGGCCGGATTGGACTGGACGAGGTCGCTGACGTAGGTGGCAGTCTCAAGAGGCACGGATGGCGTTCCTTGCGGCGCTGCGGCCGTACTTGCCAGAGGTGCGCATGGCCATCAGGACCGCGCGGACGTTCTTGCCGGGATCCATTTTGGTGAGCCTGCGCCTTGACACTCGGTTGCGAATGGAGAGCACAGGTCGTGCCATAGGGTTCCACTGGGTTGTTCGGGGAATTGTGTTCGAAACGAGAGGCATCGTTGGCCTCTCTGGTATAGGTGGGGGCGCTTCCCTGTTAACCCCTTGATATTGCTACATATCACTCTTTTGACACTATTCCGACAGGATCCTGCCGGGATCTATGGGACCCAAAGGTCCGCGGCGCGCGATCCGAGAGGCTCATTTGGGGCCCCAAGTCTCCCAAGGAGACCCCGCAGCCGTAAGCTCCGCCGCCGCCGCCCTTCAAGCCAAGGAAGCTTGAAGTCGCGTCGGGGCTTGACGCCAAAAAGGGTCCCCTATCGCCAGATGGGACCCAAAATTCCCCACGTTCCCCCGCGCCATTCCCCTGCATCGGTGCTAACCCGTGGTAATCGTTGGCTTTCATCCGGTTATCATAACCGGCTATGGGCATACGCGATGGCGTATAGGCCGGGGATATACGGGGAGGCGTATAGGCCTGACCTAATCGGCCACGCGGGGATTAATACCCGGGTGTAATCTACCTGATGGTAGGGCCGATTTGGTATGTAACAGTGTAACATCGCGGGTGGGGTGGTCGGCCTTATATGGGCGACACCGGCTGGATAGGCCCTAGGAGCCCCAGCGAGCCCCGTGGATTCGTTCGTTCTCGTTAGGGCTAGTGGGATAGCCAACGCGCCCCACGCCTCCCCACGGACTCCCTGAGGCCGCGCGTAACGCATAGCAGCCATGCGCACATATGCCTTGCGTACTGCATTATGCGGTAGCACTATCTCCCCATGGTTAGCGCAATAGTGCGCAGCCAATCGAGGGAATACCCCATGAACAAGGCACGCCTTACGCGCCTCGTGGCCATCGCGGACCGCATCCACACGCGGCAAGCGGAGATCGCAGCACTCACTGAGCAATTCGAGGCGACCATTGACGCCATCGCGTCTGATCTAGGCCTCTCCGTCTATGACTTCCATCCCGCATTCCAAAGGACACCCAATGGTCCCCGTACGCGCAAACCCCGGAAGAATGTCAGCCGCTGACTTTAGGGCCGCACTGACGGCCCTAGGCCTCTCGCAGATGGGCTGCGCTCGCTTGTTCGGAGTGAACGGGAGCACGGCGCAACGGTGGGCCACGGGGCAACAGGATATCCCAAGGGCCGTAGAGATAGCCCTCCGATTGATGGTGCAATTCGCCGTCAAGCCATCTGATCTAAGCTAAGACACAATCGCATAGCAGGCATGCATCTAACCGCGCAACATTTCGGTTGACGCGGGGTACCGAACGGCCCTTAGATGCATGCACACAAGACAGCTAATCACCACTAGGCAATAGAGAGCAAGGGGCAACACAATGATCACTCCGAACCAAGGTCTCGATATGGAAGCGTTGGAAGGCATCTTGGACCGTCATGGTCTCCACGGTGTTCTCGATATGCTTGCGGCCGTTTGCGCCGAGAAGGCCGAGCACGTGCGCTCTAATTGGCAGGACGAGGGATCGGCGCGCATGTGGGATCGGCGCGCCACTAAGCTCGCCAACTTCGCCAGCCTTCAGGGGTAACGACATGTCCAACCATCAAAAGCAAATCATCGCAGCAATCCGCAAGGCCGAATTGGCCGCATACCGCGCCTTCGGCAATAGCAACGGCAAGTAACCAGGGGACACACATGGCCACGCATCACAAGCGCACCGCACCCGATCAAATCATCCTCTGGGAAGGCCCTTGCGCGTACGTCGTGCGGACGGGCGAGTGTTACGAGATCATTGTGCACTCGTCCAACCACGTCACCCACAAGCCAGCAGGCATCACTGAGCACGCGGATAGAGCGGAGAGCACCTGTCGACGCCTCAACGCTTACCCCAGGCAAACGCGAGCGGCTTACGGGCTTCTGTAGCCCCTAGGCTCCCCAACGTCCCCGAACGGCCCGCGGCGCATATGTGCCTACGGGCCTTAGGGCATTAGAGGGGCATTGCGTCCCGATAGCTGCCACATGATAGGAGATGACCACATGACTGCACGCGTTTACGTCGGCACATACGCTAAGTACAACTCGGGGAGCATCAAGGGCGCGTGGGTCGACCTTGAGGCCCTCGCGTCTCACGGGGACTTCATCGCGGAATGCCAGAAGCTGCACGCGGACGAGGCCGACCCCGAGCTGATGTTCCAAGACTACGAAGGCTTTCCGCGCGCCTACTACAGCGAAAGCTCCATTGATCCTGCGGTGTTCGATTGGCTTGAGCTTGACGAAAGCGACCGGGAGTTGCTCGACGCCTATCAAAACGCAGTCGACAGCGACGCTGATATTGATCGCGCCCGCGAGGCCTACGCGGGGCGCGGGTACGACACTGAGGCCGATTGGGCTGAAGAGTATCTGAGCGATACCGGAGGCCTGGAAGGCGTCCCCGAGCATCTCAAAAACTACATCGACTTTGAGGCCTACGCACGCGACGCGCGGCTAGGTGGGGACATGGTTTTTCATCGCGATGCCGATGGGGACCTGTGGGTGTTCTACGGCAACGTTTGAGCCCGAAACCTAGGGGAGCCCCACGCTCCCCAATGGTCGACGCGTATCCGCGCGTCCTGATGATGGGCAAATGCATCTATCAGCAAACACTAGGAAACAAGGGGTTTCGTGATGTCTCACATGCTGATGCAAAACGCGACGTGCGCCCACTGCGGACGCCCCATCAACGTGTTCACGCAGGATAGCACGCTCGAATTGATCCCGATGCGCCGCTACCACACCGCCTGTTACCACGAGGCCCGTGACGACCTCGCGGCCCAACGTTCCCTTGCCGACCTAGAGCAGTCCCGCCGCGATGCCCGCTGATAGCAACGCGGACACCTGGGCGTTTTCATTCGCTCTCGCGCTGTGGCTTGGCGCCATGGCCTGGGGCATTGGTTTCATTGTGAGGTACATCTGATGACTAAACCTGACCACCACTTATCCGCTGGAAGCGCGGAACTAAAAAACCGGATCGCCACCATCACGATAGACGATGAGGGGCACCGGAATAGCGAACTGCAACAGGTCTTGGTTGCTGGATATGTTGCGCTCAAATGGGCGCTTCCGTTGCAGGCTGCCGTCGAGACTATCGACGCCATCGCCGCCCTCATGCCAGCAGCACCGCAGACAGTGGGCGACCGATACGTTCACATCGATAATGTCGTCTACCACTTGGACGACGTTGAGGTTGATGCGGATGGCAAGTGTGCTTGGACCGACGTTGCCAACGCCCTGACGCACATCAAGCTCTGTATCGAGATACGCACCGCGTCATGCCCACTGCCGCGCCCTCAGTCGGGGAGTGGCCAATGAAGTGCGCAGTCTTAATCTTCGCCGCAGGGTTCCTGGCGTGCCTGCTGGTCCTCGCGGCCCCAGGTCTCACCGAGATGGCCTATGTTGCCTCTTGGATGGCGTGTCGAGCCCTGACGTCTGGCACCTGTCTATGAGGCCCCGTAGTCATCCGGGGAATCGTATGGATCAAATCCATGCAATGCGTGTCAGGCGGGACACAGTGTAAGGTTTGCGTAAGGTTTATTAACCGGTTCCTCTGGTCACCTATTGACCAGTTTGCAACCATGGAATGCACTAGGGATATTGTGGCAACGGCACGGACTGAGGGTGCGGCAGTCAATCCGCACGGGCAAATAGCGGTAAGAACAACCATGCGAACAACATTTACTTTGGATGCTGAAAACCATGCGCAATCCGACGTTCACTCAAAGCAGACACCGCACTCAATCACAGTGGGGACACCTGTAGTCACGACGGCACCATATGCCACCGAGTGCGGCATATTGCCGAAGGGCGCTAAAGGTTTCGTGATCTATATCCGTGAAACCACGGGGGAGGTGGGGATACTAATGGAAGGGTTGGAACCCGCGCTACTTCACTGGGAAAACTGGCTAACCATCATGCCCTACGACACTGAGGATCTGCTCGCGGTCCTTGAGTTCAAGCGTAAACCTGGGGCTGTCGAGCGGCGCCTGTTGACCTACACGGGGATCGCGGCGGCGATGCTGTTCGCTCTTTTTCAGCCCTGAATGGCTGCCAGTTGACGATTGTAGTGCACGGTGCCATGCTTTAGGTTCCGTGGGGATACGAGGGAAGGTAGGGACGAGATGTCAACACTGGGTTTCATTTTGGTGTTCCTGGGAGCGGTGCTCTCAGGCCTACCTAGTCGGGGATTATTCAACGCAGGCCTATTCATTCTTGGACTCTTTTTCATCTATCGCGGGTAAATAACAGGGAGTTGCAGTTATGGAGACTTTGTTGATGGCCGACCCCGTGCGCCCTTCGATAAGCGACGAGGAGATCGAAAGCCTGGAGGCGCTGTTCAACGCCCTCAAGCCGTTCTTCGACCTAGAGCACGCTGTGCTGCCCGCAGCCTACATCCGGGCATTCATATTGGTTGGCAAGAAGGAAGGCCTTGGCGTCACCGAATATGCGGATCAAGTCGGCATTAGCCCCACCGTGATGACGCGCAACCTGCTCGACATCGGCGACCGCAACAGGCAGCGCGAGAAGGGCCTGGAGCTAATCACCCAGGATCGCGACCCGTTCGACCTGCGCAAGCACAGGGCGCGCCTGACGCCCAAGGGACGCAAGATGGCCCACGACATCAACGTGGCCCTGAGGCGCCTGCGGAGGGCCAAGTGATGCCTGCGTTTCACTGGGAACGACAGGATGCCTCGCGGTGGCTCTTGGCTCCTTCAATGATCGGCGTGCGCGAGGACGCTCCTGGCATCTGGAACATCTACGTGGGCGAGTGTTCGCTCGTCCCCCTGAACTACACGAGCCCCGAGGCGGCCAAGCGGGACGCCTGGGCCTACGCGAAGCGGCACCGCAGGGAATACTTCGGTGTCTATTGGAACCGCTCAATGGTGCTGGAGGGCTGACACATGGCCTACGCTGAGAAACGGGAAGGCAAGCTGACGGGCGTCTGGATCGGCGAAGTCTACCGCAAGCCCAAGACCTTCCGGCGCCGCTTCAAGACCAAGAAGGACGCCGAGGGGTACGAGCTGTACGTCAAGCTCACAGGCGAGGAGCCGCCGACCATCGAGAACGCCCAGTCGACCGGCGCGCCCACGTTCGCCGCGGCGACCGAGAAGGCCAAGGCCAAGGGCGGCCCTAAGGGCAAGTGGAAGGCGGGGAGGGACGGGAGCCTCATGCAGCGCCTGGACTTCTGCGTGACTGTGATCGGCACCTACGAGATCCAGAACGTCACCAGGGCGGTCCTGGGGAAGATTGCGGAGCGCCTGGAGAAGCGCCCGGCCTCGCCGAACAAGAAGGGCACTCTCTCGCCGGCGACCGTCAACCGCTATCTGGCCGCGGCGCACGCGGTGCTGACCTTCTGCCACCGTGAGGGCCTGATGTCCGAGCGGCCCCCAGAGGCTCCCTACCTCGACGAGGCGACCACCCGGAAGGAGCGGGACATCCTGCACATCGGCCAGGACGAGGTCGTCTTCGGCCTGATGCGCGAGGCGGGGCACGAGGTCGACGCGCTGTGCTGCGAGTTCCTGCTGGAGACTGGGTTCCGAAGAGGGGAACTGCTCTACAAGCTGGCGCCGGACCAGATCACCATCGAACAGGTCGAGGACGAAACCGGCACGGATGTTCCTGTCGGGGTGGTCCGATTGCATAAGGGACAGACGAAGAACAATAAGGGCCGGGTGGCAACCCTTACGCCCGAGTTGGCGAAGAAAATCAGGGCTCTCGTTGCGACCCAAAGCCTGCCAGATGGCGTGCAGCTGTTAAGGCACTTCAAATCTGCCTGCGAGGCTGCGGGGTACACTGGAAACCTCGTTCTGCACTCCCTCAGACATACACGCAACACGCGTCTCCACAAGGCCGGCATCACCAAGGATATTCGCAAGCGTTTACTTGGACATATGAGCGATGCCGCTAACGAGATCTACACCCACATGGATCTGGAGGATCACCTTCAGATTGCAAAAAAAGTCGAGGAGTATGCGGGGGACCGGCGCAAAAAGCGGGCTTCTGCGAAAGTTGTTGCCTTCGAAAAAGTGAGCTGATACAGCAACTTGCCTTGAGGCCACGTGGTCGAGTGGTTAGGCGGCGGTCTGCAAAACCTAATGTCGATTGACTGCCACTTGTAAAGACAATTTCCCTCCCTATAAGAACACCCAGGGTCGCTTCGGCGGCCCTGTTTTACTCCCCGATACCTGCCATCTGTAAAATTACGGGCGTTTGACCACCGAGTGTAACGTGTTCAAGCACTTAGCGACCAAGCGCCCCCACCTTCACCAGAAAGCGCTCGAAAGGACGTCCCCCTGATGGACACCAACGTTCTCCCTAAGGACCCCCAAGATCTCCACGTTGAGCTTCAGCTGTCCGCTGAGAAGCAGGACAAGCTCTACGACCGTACGATGACCAACGTTGGCTTTGGGGCGACCACAGGTGGATTGGCTATCACCAATCAATACCTCCTCAAGGTCACCGAGACTGTCTCTGAGATCCTTAAGACCACCGAGCGTTCCGATAGCAACGAGTTCCACATTGAGCGGCTTCTGAAGAAGCTCCCGCATGGTGTCATTGCTCTGTGCATCCTCCAGGCCGGCCTCCATGCCGTGGCCCGAGAGCGCACCCAAGTCGAGACCGCCATCGCCATTGGCCACGCCATCAACGATGAGCT